TGTTAATTTCAAATCCAGCCTCTTTCGCCATCTTGATAATGTCGTCTCTATCCACCGTTCTTCTCCTTCAGCTTAGATTCAATCTCACGAGCAAGTCCATATCGTGCAAATCGGTTTACAAGTTCGTCCATCTCCTCATCCGTCAGCCCAACCCATTCCTTCTTTTGTGGTTTGCTTGAAATACAGGTAACCGTATAAGGCCTGCCACACTGGCAACTCCATGCCACAGGCCCGTCTGCTGGTGTCTTTGCGTTTTTGTTTTCGCTCATGTGTTCTTCTCCTTAAAAGCCTGCTCAAGTACTCTCGCTACATCTAGCCAACCACCACCCTCAAGCACGTAATCGATCGCTTCCCAAACTTCGTGATCCGTCAGACTGACCCATTTACGCTTAGGTGGTGCAGCGTAGAGCGGTGTAACGCCAGGATCGTCAAACACTGGCCCGTATTCGATTTGCTCACACTCACCATCTTCATTGACAAACATCCACGCTACAGGCTCTTGCTTTGGTTCCCAACTCTCACACTCACACACATACCTGTCAGCATTGTGTGATGCGTTACGATCAAAGCCATGAGGTGCATCTGGATGTGGGTTGCATTGCAACCTGTCAGTCATCTGTCTTTTCTTCATGATGCCCTCAGATTGAAAGGGTTGTTGAAGTTGATCTCGAACACCTCCTCGACCGAACCGTTTTGCAGGATCTTCTTCTTCACTTTTGAGTCTGCTGCGAGGTAAGAATAAGAGAGCCCCGCTTTCTTAGCCGGAGAGGATTGCTTCCAGACCATACCCCTAATAACCTTGCCATCCAAGATAAGAGGCTCTAACGAGTTCTGGATAGACCGTGGGCTAACTTTTAACTTCTCTGCGAGTTCAATAGTCGTAACTGGTGTTGTTCTTGACTGTAGGTACTTTAGACAAACTTCACCCCTGCTAACCTTTTGTGTCATGCCATATCTCCTGTCATGTCGATTTCTGTTTCTTGCAAGGTCTTGGTTGCCAACTTCAAGTCCTGCAAGAGAATCCGCAACTCTCTGCTGTGGACAATCACATAATCATCTTGCTCTGCCAGCTTAAAAAGCAGTTTGTATGCTCTTTCTTTCTCGTTCATAGAACCTCCTTTTGTTGTCTTGACATCATCGCCTTAATCTTAGCGACCTGTTCTAAGCCTTTAGTCTTATCTATCGTCATTTCAAGACGCTGATAAAACGGAGGGGGAGCCTGTCTGCATAAAGCCCTGAATTGCAAAACATTGGGAGGCTTGTCACCAGGCAAGCACTCAACCGCATAAGAGATGGCATGAGGAAGGTTTGCAAAGCCTGACAACTCGTGAGCCCAGTTCTCCATAACCTCCTGCATATTCATGTCTCGATACTGGTCGAGAAAAGCCTTTCCGTAGGTCATGGAAAGTTTCTTGAAGATCGCCTCGATAACTTGTATGTCCATGCCTTAGCCCTCCAGTAGATTGTTAGGCGTGATGTCTTTCTCATGCCTGTTTCTGCCAAAGATAATGTCTAAGGATTGCTTGTAGTGATCTTCCTTCTTGAGATCGTCTGTAACCCAATCAGCCTTGAATCCTTGCCAACCCCTAGCGCAGCACATTTGCAAAGCCTTCTCAAGCGTTAGGTTTGCAAGTCCAGCCTCTCGCCTAATACCTTTCAGCGCAGTTTCGGTAAGCGGTGACTTCTTGGCCTTTCTGATAGCAAGAAAGTCATCCCAAACAGATTCGCTAACGTCACTAGGACGAAGCGAGCTTGCCGAGCGTTGCTTTATATTTGGTTGTTGGTTATTGGTTATTGGTTGTTGGTTATTGGTTGGTTGCACGGTCGTTGAACGGTCGTTGAACGGCTGTTGAACGTCCGTTGAACGCTTGTTCAACGCTCGTTTAGCGGCTGATGCTTTCCCAGCCTTGGAAGCGGCTTCCAATTGCTGGTGATAGTGGGCTATCTCCCTATCGCATCGTTTGTGATGCCAGCTTCCTTCCTCTAGCGTGAAGAACATGCCAAGCAGACCCGATATGGCTTGCTCCTTATCGCGGCCATTGACCTTCATTGAAAGTTCGTGCAATGAGTTTGGAAGCGGCTTTTCTGTGTCGTAGTAAAGCCAAAGTAACTTCATGTAGATGCCAACTTCTTCGTTGGTTAAGAACGAGGTGTCCTTAATGAAGTCACCAATATGGTGTTGGTAGTAGTGCATTGTCACCTTTCATCAAAGGTTGCCATCACTGAAGAAGCATTTGGCAGGCAGGTGATGAGGCTGCTTTTCGGGAGCTACCCTAGCCAATGCGGTGAAACAAATAAGAGTCTAAATCAAATTTCAATAACCTTGCAAGTCCACCCTTCTTTTAACTTACCCCATCCGTGAACCTCTATCTTCCAGCCTGCTCGCAAAATAGCCGGAAGATGTTCGCTCTCTACAATCTTCTTCACTCTGGCTGATACGTTAGCTCTTGAGGTCGTCTGTACTAAGAGGGTCTCCTGATCCTTTAGACAAAGAATGTCGCCTATTCCAAATAAGTCCTGACGTATACGAGCCCAAGGGTTCCAGTGCTCGACAATCTGACATAAGTAACCGCGCTCACGAAGCGCAGCTAAAGACCTCTGAGTAGGACTTACCGACGAACGGCGTTTCTTTTTGGTATCAGCGGCAGAGATTGTCGTCACGATGACAGTCTTATGGGGTTGATAAGCCTAAGATTACTCCATCACAACAAGGAGCCAACATGAAAATCGTACTTACACAAGAGCAGCTAGAAAAAATACTAAAAGAATACTTTTATGACAACTACAACGTAAAGACTGGAGAAATTACGTTTGACTTAACGAACTATTTAGAAGAATTCTGCGTCATCCATACAAAGGAAGCACCATGAGCGTTGACTACGATGCCTGGTTGGACAGACAACTTTACCAATACGACAGAGAGAGGGAACAAAATGACCAACAGTTGGAACAACAGGAATTTGAACTTGACGAAGTACAAGCCGACGAGGAGTGACTGGGCACTATGCGCGCTATTGGGGATTTGCTACGGAACACTGCTCTTCCTGTTCATAAAGTAACGGAGCCAAACATGAAATTCAACGAACTCAGAAAGATCAACGTAACCGAGAAGGTCGAAAAGAAAAACGGCCTTAGTTATCTCTCTTGGGCATGGGCTGTAGATACATTGTTGCAACACGATCCTACGGCTACATGGGAGTACAAGCCTCACCAAATGTGGAACGAGACGGTCATGGTGTTCTGCGAGGTAAAGGCTTTCGGAGTTTCTCGCACTGCCCAACTTCCGGTCATGGACCACAGAAACAAGGCCATATCCAACCCAGATTCCTTCCAGGTCAATACCGCTATGCAGCGATGCTTGGCTAAGGCTATCGCGTTGCATGGTCTCGGTTTATATATTTATGCGGGAGAGGATCTGCCTTCCGAAGAAAAGGTCGATGAGCTTGAGGCCTACAAGGCAAAACTCGAATCGGCAGAGTCATTAGACGCGTTAAAAGCAGAGTTCTCTCCGGCTTATAAAGCTATGAAGGACAAGCCAGAGATCAAAGAACTCGTCGCAGTTTACGAAGCCAAGAAGAAAGCACTCACGGAAGTCAAATGAATCTAGACCGATTTGAAGAAGGTTTGATCGACGACATCCAGACTGACCGCTGCAAGAAGCTCTTGTGGTCGGTCATCAACCTGGCAGTTGAAGATGCGTGCCGCGCTCCGTACAACAAAAAGCCAAGCACCGAGTCAATAACCGCGATGAGGTTTTTAATCGGGAACGGCAAGGAAGCTGATCTCGATTCTTGGCTGATGTGGCTCGACGTAAACGGTCCGGTGTTTAGAAGGAGACTCTTGGAAGCGATGTTCTCGGATCACCACGATAAGTTCCCAGACATGGCAAGAAGGGCTTTCAGAGCAAATTACAACTGGTGGAGGCTCAATGCGACTGATTTTAACGACTGAGAATGACCGCAGGAGGGCTATAGAGGCTCTACAAGGCGCTGAATTAGGTTACATGGTAACTATTACCAAACCTCCCAGAACAGCGGCTCAGAATCGGTTTTATTGGGCCATCCTAACTGCGTGTTCTGAACAGCTTATGAACCAGGAATATACACAGGACATCTGGCATGAGTGGGCTAAGACTCGATTCTTGCCCACAAGGATCGTAGACCTACCTGGGGGCCAGGTGAAGGAGATTGAGCCTTCTACCGCTTCTCTCACGATCTCTGAGTTCTCTGATCTTGTGGAACAGCTCCTCCAGTACGCGCTGGAGAAAGGCTTGATCTGGACTGATGAGATGAAAGACGCTGAACTCGACTTAAGGAAAATCAATGTACGTCAACAAAAAGCTGCTTGAGGCTTGCAGGCATATCCCTTGTGGATCGTGTTTTTGCGAAGATGGGACTGTAGTAGCCGCACACAGGAACCAAGGAAAAGGCATGGGCATCAAGGTATCTGATGCTTTAGTAGCATCCCTGTGCTTTCGTTGTCACACATACTTAGACCAGGGGAAGGATATGTCTCGCGAAGAACGTCGAGACTTCTGGAACCAGGCTTACATAAACACGATGCAAGCAATGATCGAACGAGGATGGTTAAAGGTGCAAAATGCAAAGAACTGATGAATGGTTTAAGGCAAGACTAGGCCATGTAACGGCTTCTAGGGCTTCAGACGCGATTGCCAAGCAAGGTACGGCTACTAGACGGAACTACGCAATCCAGCTCGTCACAGAGCGTTTAACGGGCTTACAGAGCGATTCCTTTACGAACGCTGCTATGCAGTGGGGAACAGAGCAAGAACCCATCGCTAGGGTCGCTTATGAGCAGGCTACAGGCTCGATTGTGGAGCAGACAGGCTTTCACAAGCACAAGAGCATAGAATGGCTTGGAGCCTCTCCTGATGGGTTTGTGGGCTCAGGGCTGATCGAGATCAAGTGTCCCAACTCAAACACTCACGTTGATTATTTACTCGCAAAGGAGGTTCCGACTAAGTACAAAAGCCAAATGCTCACTCAAATGCTCGTGACAGGAAGAACATGGTGCGACTTTGTTAGCTTCGACCCAAGACTTCCAGATCACTTGCAGTTATTCATTGTTAGATACGAACCAAAGCCAGAGGAGTTCAAGATCATCGAGCTTCAACTCACGAACTTTCTAGCCGAGGTATCAGAAATGGAGAAATCGCTATGCCAAAAGAACTAACCGGAAGTATCAGCAAGAACAAGAAAAAAGAAAAAGACGCTCATCCTGATTACAGAGGGTCAGCGACTATCGGAGGGATTGACTACTGGATCT